CAAGACTGCCCTCAACACCACCTCTAGTTTGTGGCGCTATACCCCTAAATTTCCCCGTTTCCATTTGGGCGTATAGTTGTTTAGCTAGATCAGCTTTACCGGCAAATGAACGAACAGATTGCCAAACACGCTCAAAGTAGGCGATTATCTCACCTGGAATGTGCAGTCTTTTGCCGAGTATGTTTATATCCATGCCTTTCGCACGTGCCTTGGCATACTCCATAAAGTCGTCGGCTAGTTTTTCTTCCGCGGCTATCTTAACACCCTGCTCATCTAGCTTTATATCATAACCCTTGCGCCGGTATTCGGTTACGAGATTTTCTGCACCATTGGTTTTGACAATATAATCTATGGCGCTGTTCCTGGCTCTATCGTCTACATTAGCCATCACGCGGTGCACTAATTCGTGATTGAGCGTATTGAGGCTTGGCTTGCCCTCTGCTATATAGACTACTCCTTCAACATCACGATAGAATCCATCGATATCTCTACCATTAAACGTGCCTAGATCAGCAAATAACACTGCACTATCACCCATAACCTCACGTGATCGGTTGATTAGGTCTTGCTTAGCATCGCTGGTATTTTGCGCTTCAGCGTCTATCCTATACCGCATATCTGGACCGTCTGTTGGATTGAGGTTATCGATATATTTAATCTGTTCTGGATCTAGAGCTACTATTTCATTACCACGTGCACCTTTGGTTGTGTGTGGAATGATAACACCATCATATCCTGCATACCTTAAGGCGGATGAGAAGTTGCTTGTGTGAGAGGTTGTTGGATGTATAAAGCCACCAGAATCAGATAAAATATCTGGCGATATTCTTAAATGCTCAGCCAGAGATTCTTTACTGTTAAAATCGCCGAGATTCAGCGGATTTTTAATATTGAGATGGGCTTTTATTACCCGATCTCCATAGTTTCTGGAGGTTCCTTCGTGATCTGAAAAATAAAAACCAGCTCCATACAGACCAGGATCAGTAGTACTTCCAATCTTCCGACGGCTAAACTCATCAAAGTTAGATTTTGTGCCATGGTATACAGTCTTAAGATTACCGTTTTCGTCTCGGATTTTAGAGTCCTTAAAGTATTCCTCTTGAGCTGGACTTAGCTTATACTTTGTATCTGAATTGACAGCAGTATCGACAAAGGACTTAAAAGCCTCATGCACACGATCGGCCACGTCAGCAAATGTCTTAATCTCTGGATCAGATAGCGTAATATTCAAGTCTCCACTTCCACTTGAGTATGCTTTATAGTGATTGGCTATCCGTACAGTAAAGTCGTTATCGTTTGCGTCATCATAAAACGTAATGTAATTAGCCTCAGATGAGCGTGATGTACTATGCTCGACTCTTATGTCATCGTTAAGTCCTGCAAGCTTCAATGCTTCATTCAAATCATCCGCAATTTTTTCTGATGCTATATCTATCAGCTGGTCAGTCTCAATATCTGTATCCGTTGGTCTTTCATTGAACGCTCGATAACTATCAAGGTTAATCTCCTCGCCACGAAATGCAGGTGTTGGAACACCCTGCGCTTTCTGCTCAAATTCTTTTAAGGTCTGCTCTTGGTTAAGTATTATACCCTCTATTTGCCGAGCAAAGTTTTCCTTTCCTTCCGCTCGTGCCTGTGCGGCTTCCAGTCTACGCTGCTCTATATCTTTTCTTAAATACTCGGCAGTCTCTTTCGCCTTAGGGTCGCCAGGTGCGACATAGTCTTGGCTTAGTCGGTAGTCTATCGCTGACTGCTGTGTGTCATTGAGCTTATATCGCACATCCTGCGCCACCGTATCCTGTACGTTCTGGGTAGCCTGCTCGATGAGGTAGTTTTCTAGCTTACCAGTGGTTTGCTGGCGAGTAGCAATGGCGTTGGTATCGCCGCGCTGGATGTTGGATATGTTTTGGCTGACAGCCCGCTTGAGAGCAGGGCTGGCGTTTGGTATGGTAGTCTCTACTGTCTGGTTGACGTTGACCTGCTGGATTGGGTGTGTCTGATTGGTTTGTGTATTGACCGCGTTGACCTCTGCTGCTTGGCGTAATGAGGTGTTTTCTGCTGGACGACGGTAAAAATCTGAGTAGCCGGCATTCTGATTAGCGTTCTGGTTTTGAATCTGCGGTTGAGCTTGTTGTGTTTGCTGCTGCTCGCTCTGGCGTGCTTGGCGCTGCGCTAGGGCTTCCTGTTCAAGCTTGCCAGGAGTTTGTTGCTGTGTTTGTTGACTCTGAGCAACCTGTGCGCTCATTGCTGCTGACGGTTGATTTTCTGTCTGTCGCACACCGCCGAAGTTGCCGGCACCAGCTGGACCACCGAGTGCTGCACCCATCAAAGCACTTTTAACAACTCCTTCCGAATATTTGCGATCAGGGTCGTAAGTGTGCTTGGCGAATGCATTTTCTGTGAGTTGCTGCGCCGCCTCTTCACCACCCTCCGCCAAGGCGCTTTTAATCATTCGTCTAGCAACAGTCTTTCCACCAGGCGACAACACTCTGTCTAGACCTACTTTTTCAATGGCAGCCTGGGCTGCGGCGTTAGCATAAGCAGCCGGTAATACGTCGCGGGTATTTTTACCGTGGGCATTAGCATCAGTCACAAAGTCTGCGGCATTTTCCGCAAACTGCCGCACAACTGGAGCTACACCAGCCGTCGCTACACCTGTACCCATATCCTGGATTAACCGCTGGCCGCTCTGGCCTAGCTCATACGCCACATCAACATCTGTATCATTTTTCTTGAACACGCCAAACTGTTTATCGTACTGCGCGTTGCGCTGCTGACCCTGCTGAATAATTCGCTGGCGGGTTTTGTTGTATTTTTCGTCGCCAGTAATGCCGTACATAGCATCGGCAATAGCCAGGGACATTTTATCTCCTGTGTCGCCGACTGTACGCCCTGCGCCGTCTATGAAGCCTTTAGCAGCGCTGGCTACGGCTAGTCCCGGTGCAGTAACTGCGCCAACGATATTCGCCATATTCTGCGACCGGCGTGCTTCGTCGGCAGAGGCTCGCTCTTGGTTTTCCAGCTGAATACGTGTTTGGCGGCTCTTGGCAATCTCTGGTTCGCTGACGCCGCGTGCGCGCATTTTATTGTCGATGATATCTTGGCGGTTGGATTGGGCTGTTCTGTATTGGTTCAGTTCGTCATTGGCGTGCTGAATGGCGGTGTGAACAGGGTTTGGATCAATGCCCATGCGACGCATATCGTTTTGCTGGTTAATAACATTCGGGCTGGTTATTGTTTGTGGTCTTGGCTGCTGAGGCTGTACTGGGACTGGTTTAGGTGTTTGCGGTTGCGGTTGTTGTTGTACTGGCTGCGGGCGTTGCTGCTGGATTGGTTGGTTGTTGGCATTCTGAATCTGTATTTGCTTGTTCTGCTTGTTTGCCCAGTCTTGCTGCCCCTCGGGTGTAAGCATCTTTGGGGCATCGTTAGTGGTTACCAGTGGTTTTTGCTGGTTATTTTGACTGTTTAAGTTTAATTGCTGGTTTACCTGGTTAGCTTGTTGGAGGGGATTAAGGTTGACTTTTGGCTGGGATGACTGGTTTAGTCCGCCGCTGTTGTTTGCCCACGGCATATTCATCCGCGGCTGGTTGTTTAACTGCGGTTGCTGTACTGGCTGCGGCTGTGATTGCTGAGGTTGCGGTTGAACTTGCTGCTCTCTGCGCCGCTTCTCATCATCATTAACCCAGCCTTTGCCAGTGAAAAAGTTACCTAACCTCTGGAAAAAGTCCATTCTCTAATCCCCTCCTCGCTTATTTACAGGTATTGGTTTTGACGTTTACGCTCTTCCTCTTGCTGGAGGCGCGTGTTGTAGATGTTGACTGTTGGGTCGCCGCTTGGCGATGTCGGGTTGGATATACCGACTGAAGTGTCGCCTCCTACTTTATAGGCATCAAGGTCTTTTGCGTTGTACTGAACCTTGTTACCGGTGTAGGTATTTTGTTGACGACCAAGACTGTCAATTTCGCTCGACAGAGCATTTGCACGACCAAGGTCAGCGCGTGCTGCATTAGCACCATTCGCGCCTTGTGCGGCAGCTTTTTGGCTCTTCATCTGAGCTAATTGTGTCAGTAGGTTTTGACGCGTAGTTTGCGAGGCTTGGCGGGCTGCATTCTCCTCGTTAGCTTTCCAGTCGCCTGCTTTCTTTTTTTCATCTTCGTAGTCATTCTTAAACTGACCCCACGTGGTGTCGATTTGCTTCTGGTTCTGAGCGTATGTTTGCCCTGCGCCGGCACGCTGCTGGTTGGCTTGATTCTGCACTGCACGACCGGCTAATTGCATATCCGAGCCAACAGCACCCATGCTACCAAGCGAACGAAGTAGTCCACGTAATCCAACAGAAGAGCGGTCATTGATGTTATTAATGTTGGTACGGCGTTGCTGCTGATTTTGGCGGGTCTGGTCATTAAATTGACCTTCTGCCTTGTTCCACGAACTTCTCAGCTCGTTCATTTTAGTGTTGTACTGGTTATTGATATTGCCCAAGCGTACACCTAACTGGTTATCTATACGTCCTAAGCCATGCTCAAGCTGACCAATACCTTGGTCGTATTCTGCTAACTGAGCAGCGCTGGCACGGTTGCCTCCGGTGTTGCCGCCACCGCCTCCGCCGCCGTAGTAGCCGAGGCTGAGGTTTTGGTTACTATTTGAATTACTGTCATGCTGGGTATTTCGTTGTGCATTATTACTCTTCGGTTGTTGTGGCTTTATGCCGTAACCTGGATATTTAGCCTCTGAGTATTGCTTAATATTGTTCACTGGCATGCCAGTAAGTCGCGACATATCCTCCCAAGAAAGCCCGCGTTGGAATAATCCAGGCAGCTGTTGATATTGTTTTATGATGTTGCTAGAGGCGTTAAATAAGCCCATAAAAAAATCTCCTTTCGCGAGATAAGGAGATTTGGGGTTAGCGCTATATACTAACTACTGCTTTTCTTCACAGAAATGCTGAACTATTGAACTTTCTGATATTCCAAAACCTGTTTTTGTATACCTAGGATCAAGTATTGCTTCACGATGCGGCTTTGAGTTCATCCATTCATTGATCGTATTTTGGCTATTGGCATCATAGAGATTTTTTATTATATTCTCACCTACAAGCCCGCAAGAACCTTTTGTTCGGTTTTCCGCAAGGCTATATCCATGGACTCCGTCGGGAGACACATGACCGTAATAATTGCGGTCTGTCATATCATTCGACTTCTCCTGAGCGCTCTGGTTTAACCTTTCATCCAGCACCAGTGGCGCTGCACCCACTTTGGCGCGTTCCCTATTAACTAGTTCTAGCATTTCCTGAGCGTCTGCAGGACCGACATCATATTTATCCTTCTTTAGCTCTGGCTCTGCCTGTGCCTGAGCTGTTTCTACAGGCTTCTGAGAATTCAAGTTAGCAATAAGCCACACCGCCCCGCCAACACCCGTCAGCTGAACTAAGATAGCGGTAATAACTATAGCTTTTTTCATGCTCTTACACTAACACAACAGAGGTAATTTGTCAATCACCTACCATTTATAGACAAAAGAATTACTTACGTCGTCGTACACACGATTAAGCATATTAGTATCGTATGTTGTTACTACCAACATACACTTATCGTTACCCTTAACCGATACTTTCTGACGGGCAAATATCTTAGTGTTTTCCTTAGTCGCTACAGTATCAAGGACGCCACCATAAACGTTTCCCTCCTGGCTGTAATTACGCGCAGTCTCTTCTACTGAGAATCCTTTTGATGTATTTTCGCTCTTCATACCGTCAAGAGCGTCTTTCACATTATCATTGCTTGCTAGGGATGTTTCGTTATCTCCAGCAAACGAATACTTGATACAACCTGCCTGAATATTAACGTAGCCTTTGAATGGCGAATCTTGATATAGATTACCGGAAATACTAACTCCATTAGCAGATAATCGGCTATTCATGGCGGCTAAAGTCTCCGTGTTTAGTGATGCGTCTTTAGATAGTCTTACATTAAAACGCTCACCTCCAACCGTTCTACTCAGTACGCTTGAATCGTATTTAGGCACAGAGTTTTTGGGAAAAACATAACTCACAGCATGCCTTGCAGCTAACCCAGCAAGAGCTACGACTAGAAAATACAAAACAGCCTTGGTTGTTTTTCCAAATTGCTTGCTTATGTCCTTACTCATACAGCCACTCGCTTACTCCGCCATGATGTGAACATGCTCCTCTGCCAGTAGCGCTGGATTGCCATCCGTCGCGGCAGATTGCTCCGACACGGTAGTGTGATTGCTGTTGTACTGGTTGCGGTGCTGGCTTAGGCGTGCGGACAACGATATGAGTTGTTGGTTGAGCTAATACCTCTACCTTATCCTCATATCCTGATTTACTTGGTTTGCAAATCTTTTTACTGCCAACAACACCTTGCTGCTTTACTGCTTCAGTATAGCCGTATTGACCTGTACTTCCTTCATACTGTGTTTCGAACGGTATTTCTTCCGTCCGACAGTCTGAATAGGTTACAGGCTGTACGACTGGTGCTGTATTCTGATGCTGCTGACTATTGCCCATTGCTCCGGCAATACCGGCTAACGCGGCAACGCCAACAGCGGCACCAATGACGCCTTTGACGACTTGTGGTTTTGTTCCCATCTTAGTAAGACTCCCTATTTATTACTAAAGTACTTTTAGCATACACCACAAACCCCAAATCTCCAAATTGTGAAACTACTATTAAATTGGATAAGAGTTCTCGTCTGTTGTCCGGTCACTCAGGGGGCCTATTCCTTTGCTCCGTACTGACTTGGGCGGTTTCGCGTCTCTTTAGCGATCACCTCAGATTACTACTTATACAACGCTGCGACGCACGCTTCCTTTTTTTTGGATGACAACGCGCTCTCGTTTTTTGGAGTCACACTTCGTGCTTAATTGTAAGGCTATTATAGCATAAGCCAAACAAAAAAACCATCTTCCTCACATGGGAAAAATGGTTTTCATCATCGTGGAGTTTTGGATTGTTATTTACCAGGCATACCCAGCTTATATAGTATGAATTGCGTAATAATAGTGATGACCACACCTCCTATAGCACCAAGCAATACTTTTACTGCTCCATTCCACCATTTGCGGTCAATTTCTTGGACGCATTTTTTTAGAATCTTCTGTACTTCGGGGTCTTGCTGAATTATATGTTGTATAACTTCGGATAATGCCCTATCCATCGGCTTACTCTTTGCGGCGGCGTCAGTAAATGATTGAGCAAATGCCTCGTCTGTACCTACCCTATTATACAAATAACTAAGTTCTTGGTCGTGTTTACTAGATACAGCTGCTAACTGAGCTGGGTCAAAGTCATTACTCCGCTGCATCGACTCTCTCGGCTTTTAACAATTCCGTTGGACGCACCATCACTTTCTCGCCCTTGTTGTCATAATAGAGTTTTGAGTCTTCAGACAGGGTCATGACCGCTACCCCAAACCTTAGAGCACTCTCAATATCTTTGAACCCCCACTTCTCAACAATTTCATTAAGGGCTTTTAGGTCACCGTTACTAATTTCTACAGTACGTGTACCTTTTTTCTTGTTTTCTGAGAGTTTAGTCATCGCCATAGTGTTTTCATTATAACAAATTAATGCGTGACGTTATACCCCATCCGCCGTGAATACTCATAGATCTCTTCTGTTATTTTTTCGGCGGCATCCACATCTTCAGCATTATGGGCTCGGATTAGCCTACGACGTAATTCAGTGAGGTGCTTATCTTTTACTTGGCGTAATATCTTGTTGAATGTGTCGTGGGCTAGTATGCGCTCATGACGGGACTTGAGAGGGTTATTAAACACCTCATGCAATCGTTTCAATTCACCCTCTCGTGTTCCGTCCATCTGCTTAACTCCAAGCTTCGGTGACTTCAACCTCTGGGTCAATGTCGTCTAGCGGTTCAAACTCTGCGCTGATTACTCTAATAACCTTTTGCATGTTGTCGTCATTGACGTTGCCATAGAACTTCCGAGCAATTTCCATATGGCTCATGCCATGGTCGTAAGCGTCGACAATATCCTTTTTAGAGACACTACGGCTAACGACCTCGTCGTCTGAGCTAGCCTCCTTAGCGTCAGCGATGATTTTATCGGCTTCTGCTTTAGCCTGCGCAATGATATCAGCGGCGCTGGCTTCAGCCTCTTTCTTTGCCGCGGCGATTTGAGCTTCCATGTCGTTTGGAGTTTCTGCTTTAGCCGGCTCTGATTTCGGTGGAGTTTTCTCTGCCATGTTATTTCCTTTCTTTGGTGGGGCGGCTCACACCGCCCCGGTTAATGGTTGCTAGTCCTTAGCACCCGTCTTAACGTTGATGATCCACTTTGGATCAAGCACTGCTGCTGCAAACGCTTCAGTCTTCCAACCAACCGTCATGAACTGGTTGAGTGGGTTAGAGGTATCGCCCTTGTCGCTGATCTTGATGATAATCTTCTTCAAGCCGCTACCTGCCAAATCCACCACGCCAAATGCTTCTTGACCGTGGATGAAGTTTGAGTAAACAGTCTTAGTGCTACTCTCCTCCATCTGGTTGCTCGATGCCTCAATAAAGCGGACTTTGTGCAAGCGTCCCAGTTCACCCTTGTATAGTTCTGGTCGGCCAGTGTACTTCTGAGCGTCAACCCATGCAGTATCGCCAGTGATATTGTAGGCGGTATCTGGACCAACTTTACCCAAGAAATAGCCGTCAGGGTAGACCATCGCGTTGTTTTTCTTCAACGTGCGGACTGCCTTGCGAACTTCTGCGACAGTCAAGATGTCGTCATCAGTAATCGCGCTTAGAGCAGTTTTCTTGTTTGCAAACTGGACGGTTGCGCCCTGGTGCAGTACGTTGCGAACCAATGCGTCGATTGTCTCGCCTGAGTTCTGTCCCATCATCTCAACCGTTTCTTTCATCTCACGATCAATCGATGTGTTGTACAGCATACTCGAGACTTTTGTCCACTTACCGTAGCCTTTTAGGGTTGCAGTAACTTTGTTACTCTTGATCTCGTCGTCCTGCGGATTTTCACCTTCCACCAGCGGTGTAGTCGCTGGAGCGAATGGTGAACGTTTGGTGAAAGTAACGGTTGTACCGCTGTTCTTCTCCAAAGTTTTCTTTTTCGCACCTTCAGCATGAATCGTGCGCGCTTCACTACGCTCCAAGAATGTTTTTTCCAGGTACTGGATCATCTCGGCTGAAAGTGTTGCGGTCGTGTTTGTTGCCATCTTTTATAGCCTTTCTTAAACGTCATGTCCCTTTCGGCGAAGATAAGCCTCCATCTCTTTGGTGGACATTTTTTCGAACGGTTTTTCGATTCGGGCACCGCTACCGCGGAAATCACCTGCATCGTTTATCACTGTTCGCTTAGGCTTCTCTCCTCTCGCCTTATGAAATGACTGATATAGTTGATATATACTCTCGCGCGAACCAACAACATTGCCAGCATTGTCGTAAATGAGCATTCCTTGTAGGAATTCATTCACATCTGCGTCAAGTTCTGGATCATATTCATCAGACTCTGGGTCGAACTCTGGAAAATCCTTGAGCGCCCGCTCAGCATCTGACGACATGCCACTAATTGATGCACTGACTTGGGCTTCGTAAGCCGCTTGCTCTTGAGCTTGCTGCATACCCACTAGCTGCTGCTGTAGTTGTAGGTTTTGCAACACCGCCTTAGCTTCAAATTCAGTGAAGAAATCTCCAGTTTCTGGATTCTCCGTCTGCATAATCTGCTCTAATGTTGGTAGCGACTGGCCTTGCATTTCAGGCGGTGTTTCCTGATACTGCTGTGCCTGCTCTTGCTCCAACTGCTGGCGGTAAGCTCTTGCTTGGTTTCGCCTGGCAACCAATTCGCGGATAGCTCGATTTTCTTCGTCTAAATCGCGTTCTAGTTGCTCTTGGCGGGCTTCCTTGCCCCGTTTCGGCTTCGGGTCGTCGTCTGACTTGTCCTCGGATTCGCCCTCTTTGTCTTCCTCCTTGGATTTATCGACTTTGACACGTACCACCTCGCCGCTATCTGAGATAACTGCTTTGGTGTCTGGCTCGCTCGAAGCCTCAGAGTTTTGTGTTTCAGCTGCCGTCGACTCAGCTTGGGTAGACTCCTGCTCTACCTCGGTATTTACGACTTCTTGGCTTTCCGCTTCTGCTTGCGGCATAGCACCCTCCTTCTCATTAAATTGTTTTGACGTCGATTACAGGTGACGAACCTGGGCTGCGTGAGATGCGCTCCTTTGGTCAGCTACTAGCGAGGATTTAGCCAACCAAAGCAACACACCTCCCTAAATGGGGTCGATGATACTCTCCAATGCACTCCTTTCCTCTCGTAAAATCCGCACAACTTCCTTATGTGCCAACATGTAAATCGCCAACTGCTCTTTGTCGGTTGTGGCTTCTTTTGGGATAGCATCAACTGACTTGTAGAAATCGATCCGCTCGTTCCATAGGTCTACAATTTGCTGCAACTTATGTAGATCCTTTTTTGCGGCTTCTTCCTCTGCTTGCTTGGCTTTTTCTCGCTGCTCATCCATGTCAGCATTTGGCACAAAGTACTCGGTACTACGTGGGTATAGATTGTCTTCCATTATTCATCCTCCTCTTTCTGAATAACGCCCATGATTGAGGCGATTATCTCCTCCTCGGTAAAACCTTTTTCAACCATGCTCGGTACTTCAGCGATTAGGTTCTCTGGCGTACCAATCCGGCGTAGTTCATCGATTATAGTTTGTTCAGCAGCCTCCTGCGGCTCGATTGGTGCGGCCTCATCCGGTGTCACCTCAGCAGGCTGCTCTTCCATTCCGGCTTCTGGTGTTTCGCCATCGGCCTGCTCCATCGGCTGTACCCCCTGTGCTTGCATCTGCTGCATTTCTTCCATCTCTTCCTCAGTGACCTTCAGATCGTCTAGTCCATCGATACCAGAGTTGGCGACGATTGCATTCCACGCTGCCAGCTTCTTTTTGATTGGCACGACTTGATTGAGTGATTGGCTGGAGTCAAGTGTCTGAATCAGGGTTTTTAGTGCATCAAGCTGTGCTGCTTCGCTATTGACCTTGGTGGTTGAGGCGTCAATCTTAAACTTCAGTACTCCCTGCGCTTTAGAGAAATCAATAGTTGCTACGTTATTTTCATCTAGCTCAACGCCGTCCAGACTATGGCCATCGCGCTCCAGTGTTCGCAATTTCTCGGCCGTTTCATCATCCAGCTGCATTTCCTCGACGCCGTTACGCTCAGCAAAGTATAGATTGATAGCTGTCTCGCTCCATTCTTCAAAGAACGCTTCAAAGCCTTTACGGAGGGCGTTGTCATCAATCGATAGCTGCGCTTGCTGGGTCTTCAGGGCTTGCGGCGTCTTACCAAATCCAGGATTGCCAACTTCCGCACTGATTGAGGTATCTGGGCTATTGACCAGGTTTAGCATCTGCGACTTCTGTAAACCGTACAGGTTCGGATATTCGCGTAGAGCGGTCGTGTCGACATTCATCACCTCGATGCGCGCGTTCTGATCCTGAATCTTGTTGACAGCATTAGCGCCAAAGTTGAGTCGGCGCTCATTGACGTTGCCAAACACATTGACGGTTGGCTGCAATGCTGCGGCGCGGTTGTATTGATATGCCTGCATATCGCCATCAATCAGATTCTGCAGAGGCCCGATAAGCTCCAGTACGCTACGCCCAAGAGGGTTTGCACCATCGGCGTCATAGAAATACCAAGAGATAGGCATCTTGCCACGCGGGTCTTTATTTTGCTTGCGCCGCACGATCTTTTCAGTAGCAGGATTGAAGGTATAGAACGTTGCCCCAACACCAACCTGAAAACCGGTTACAATTTCAATACCTGATGGGTCAAGCGACCGCTCCTGTTCGGCTTCATTCTGTGCTTTATCATCTTTGCTGATAATGGCGTCCTTGATTTCCTCTAGAGCTTCCAAATCCCATGACGGCTCATACTCCGCGCTCTCTTCCTTGGCTTTGCGGCGGCGCTCTTTTTCAGCGTCAATAAGCTGCTCGACGTCAGCCTCTTGCCACCATGAACGCATGAATACATAGCTGCAATCGCTAGCAGATTTCTTACCTGGCTGGAGGAAGATGTCCCGCCACGATACGATTAGGTAGTCTGGCAGGAGCTCGTCGTCGTTATATAGCATTGGCGTGTACACACCCTGCGCGCCAAACGTCTCGCCGCCTTCTACTGTCATCCAGCTTTTATGAATCAAGTCGTATTCAGTATTGGCATTAGGCAGGATTTTTTCTAGGTAGGTAAACTCGGCGATAATCGGCCATGGACTGTTTTCATCGACAGTACTAACGACGCCGGTTGGTAGCTGCTGAATCGTGCGTCGCGGCGATTTGATGATGATTGAAGATGCTGTACCGTCGGTAGTTTTTGGAAACGCCTTTGGGATTTTCGGGTGCGGCTTATTTCGGGCAATGCGAGAAAACTCCGTAAACGGCTCGGTCAGCAGTTCGGTCTGCTCTTTAGCAGTACCGTATAGGTCAAAGATGTTTTTCTCTGTTAGAAAAGAAAAAGCCACTGATTACTCCAAAGATTACTGTTATTTGCAGTAAACTCTGGTTGTTTTCAGTGGTTTACGCTCGTATTATATCACAATTATGTTTATTGGGGAATACCCCCGTCACGCTTTAATTCTCGTATATTCAAACACGACGTCAAATGAGCCTTTGTATAACATTTTTGCTCGGCCGTCATAGCGGATTGACGGATTAACTAGTCCCTCGTCTTTCTCAATCCGCATCGCTAATTCATCGACCTTATCCCGCGCCTCCGCCATAGACCCAACGCGAAAACGTTCTTCGTAATGCAATTTTGTGCCGATAACGCTGCGATTCTGATAGTTCTTCTCAACTTCAACCGTCGTGTTCTCGTTAAGCTGTTTTTTCTCTTTGATTTTGCCAAACTCTGGTACAAACTTTTTCATAATTCCCTCCTTAATTCCATGTTGCTGTTACGTCTCTATCCGCAAGCGATTGATTATACGCTTCACCGCTGCCTACGTCGTCCTCTGGGCGCTGCGCCAGCTGTACTTGATATGCTAATGAATCGCTTGCATCATCGTTGGTGGCTTTAGGAAACATACTGAGTTCGTCTTCTAGGTCTTTGCAGAAATTCGTATCGCCGTGTTTAATGTGGTAAATGCCACCACGTTCGTATCGTGGGACTAGAGCTTCGATTCGTAATGCCTTGCTGTGTCCGCCGTGCTTCAGTAGCTCGACATCCATGTAGACACCACGACGTACCATCTCCTCTTCCCAAACAGACTTCAGAGCTTGGGTAAACTGGTTGTCTTCGATACCGATCTTGTGTAGGTTATACCGCTTCCAGTTCGTAAACATCAGGTCAACTAGGTCGGTTGCGGATAGCTTCGTGCGATAACATATCACATTCCACTTACCTTCGCGGTCGATAAAGTTGAGGGTGATACCGATATAGTCGGTACCTTGTTTCACGTCATCTTTACCTCGCGGATCAATTGTCATGACGTTGTAGGTATCAAGTTGCAACACCTTGCTAAACTCGCGGTATTTGTACCATGCTTGCTTGAACTTGCGGTTCTCTTCATCAATTGGGTTTTGCTGATAAAGTGCTGAGAACTCGTAACCGCCCATCTCAGCGCGCTTTTTTAACAGTTTCTCAAGCGAAAACTTTGCTGGCCATAGAGCTTCGCCTGACTTGCGATGTTCGTCGTCTTCAGTGGCGATAGCCTTGTATTCAATGATTTTCCAGTCGTCATATGCTTCACCACGAGCTTTTGCCTCTCGCGATGCCTTGAGTACTCGACCAGCGAGGTCGTCATCATGCCAGCGCGTCAGAATAAACACAATCATTGAGTTGCCCTCCTCACGCGTCGAGAATGTCGACTTATACCAGCCGTCGCGTGCTTCACGTATCACTGGACTGTCTGCTTCCTCACGGTTTTTGAATGGATCGTCGATGATACCAATCTTAAAACCTCGTCCGGTCAATGCGCCGCCAACACCGACTGCGGTGTAGCCGCCGCCCTCTTTAGTAATCCAGCGCCCTTTGGCGCGAGCATCTGCACGCAAACGCGTTGAAAACATCGCGCTGTATGTATCAGACTGCATAATGTCTCTGGTTTTTTGACCAAAATCGGTAGCCAGCTCAGCAGAATATGACGATACAACGATTGGTATGCTTGGGCTTTTGCCTAATACCCATGACGGGAACTTCTGGGTGGCGGTGTCGCTCTTGCCGTGCCGCGGCGGCATAAATATCATCAGGCGTACATCTTCGCCCGCCATCAGCCGCTGGTAGCCACGCTCCAACTCCTTTGCAATCTCAGCGTGAAACCACTCTAATTGGTATTTCGGATCAATAGCAATACAGTACTCAGCGAAAGAACCATTTTCGGCAATTTCTCTAAGAATCCCGACTGTTTGCTCTTGCGTTAAGCAGCTGCTCGGCTTGGCTCGCACTCAGCGTTACTCCTATATCGTTACCGTTTGTCGTCATGTCCAGTTTGTCGCCATAAACTTTCGGATTTAGCTTAGACATCAGCCACTTGCGCGTATCAATTCTCAAACGCGATCGCTGTATATTTTCGCCGTTCAGTTTATAGCCTGTCAGCTCGTCAGATTCATCATGCTGCTCCATGTAATCATTGGTAGCGTCATCAGCAATCTCTATAATCTCTTCAGCATGCATATACGACCGCTCCTCACACGCGCGCGCGTACTGCTCACGAAACTTCTCGTTTTCTCGCAGCCATCGGAAGAATGTCTGCATTGAGATCATGTCTTTTTTTGCGCAAATAGAACGGACCGACTGACCCTCGGCAATCATTTTACAAATCTTATCAGCTAGTTTATTGGTATACCTTGAAGGACGCCCAGGTTTTCTCGGCGTTTTCTTCTTTGGTGGTGCCTTGGGAGATGCCGGCTTGCTTTTAGCTTTATCAGCTTTTTTTGGCATTAAAACAGTCCTCGCGCAGGATATACTGCTACAGGACCTCTTGCTGAGTTATATTATACAAAAAAGCATGAACATTGTAAAACGTTTGGCAGGGACGGCAGTGTAAAAAGAACCGCCTCAAGGGCGGTTTTCTTTTACTTTACAATTAGAGCTTGACAAACAATTACACATTGTGATATTCTGAAGTCCTAAAGCCTTAGCTGAGAATCCCGTTGCCAGTCATCTGGTGCGGGATTTTCTAATGTCCCAATTATAAAACGTAACTTTCTGCGAGGGTAATTAGTGGACGGTAATAAGGATTCTGAAAAACGTGTCAAGACCTTGCGCAAGAGGCTTGGCAAAGCATCAGATTTAATAACAAACGACGCGTACCTACCTATGTTTCGAAACCGGCAGATACGCTATCCTAAAGAGTTCGAAGAGAGCCTGATTCAAGCTGCACGCAAAAAAGACCCAAAGCGATGGCTAGCTAAAGTATGGTCGTGCGAAAACATGATAGCCTCTGTGAAGATGCTGGCTAAATACATCGCACGGCGAATAGCTGAACACGCTAAGGAGGTTCATGACGCCAAAGTGGCTAAACAGTTGAAGCGGATAAATCCAGCTGGACTATTGAAGCTGACTGAAATTAAAAAGCAGCGTAAGTCTATAGCTGGTAATTTACTGCTATAGAGCTGGTTGATTCTCTTCTCTAACACGGCACCGACCGTGTGTTTCTTGCTGTCTGACCTCTGTTTTTATATAACAAAATGCTTATATTTTCAAATAATACGACTTTGTCGCACTGAATCCTAACCGATTCTTGTATTATTTTTTAAGAAAGGTGGGTATTAAGCATGATTTTTATATTTTTTAGCCAATAAACAGCTCTATAAAGAACTATTTTAGTAAATCTTTCATTATAACGATCTTTATAAAGAGACCAGTGGAGTTTTTCATGATGAATAATATTTCAGATTGTTTTAGTGACTTTTTGCGAGACGAAGTCATATTATGCGACAGGAGTAGCAAAACCATAGAGCGTTACCAGTGCTTTTGCAAACTGCTGATCAATTTTCTAGGAGACAAACCTATCGATTCCGTAACTCTAGAAGATACCAGAAAATGGCGCGAAATGCTTTATTCGTACCAGAAGCCAGACACTGTCAGAGGCTATATAGTTTGCCTCAAGTATTTTTTCAAATACTGCCAGCGCAAGGGTCGCCAGCTATTATTTGACACCGAAGACATTAAGATACCTAAGCGTGAAAAGCGCACCCTAGACATTCCAACCGAAGATGAAGTTGAAGAGTTTATTTCCATCTTAGCCATGAAGCGGCGCGGCTACTGTAATGCTAATAGGCTGCGTAATGTTGCCATCGGCAGACTAATATTCTCATCAGGCATACGCGTTAGTGAGGTCTGTTCGTTAAATAAGAGTTCAATCAAGAATAGGCAATTCACTGTCATTGGCAAGAGTCGTGATCCAAGAATATGCTTCATTGATTCACAGACTGAAGAGGCTATTTCAAACTACTTAAACATCCGTACGGATAATAACCCGGCGCTATTTATTTCATATCAGACAGAACGCAGGATGACGCCAGGCAATGTTCGCAATGCATTTGAAGCAGCTTGTGCTCGCTCTGATGGACAATTCGTCGGCGTTAGACCGCACGCCCTGCGCCATAGCTTTGCCACAAAAATGCTAAATAAACACGTCGATTTGCGTTATATCGGTGACCTCATGGGACATGCTGATCTAAATACAACCAAGGTCTACACGCACTACACAAATCCGCAATTACGAGCCATCTACGACCGCGCCCACGGCGAAATATAAGTGATAAATTACATAAAACCTCTGCTGCTTATTGACATAAGCAGCTTTGTTTGCTATACTAAGCTCATGATCGAAAGATAGAACATTGCATCATAAATATAGATAAGCTCACGGAAAACACAGTGTCTTATCAGTAGATGTATAACAGATGTTGTGCGGCTACAGCTCAGTTGTTAGAGCGCTTCCTTGCCATGGAAGAGGCCAGGAGTTAGAGTCTCCTAACCCGCACCAATTCGGAAAGAGATGATCGCCTCGTTGGGCGATTTTTTAGTTCACTTAGACTGCATTTAGTATTATAGTTATATCATGCAACGTTTTTTACTGAATAACTGGCTAGCTATTTACCGATTTTTTCAAAATCTCGGTTATAATATACAGCGCTTTTGGAGGAGCCGTTGGCGCGTTACTCTTATTTATGTGCTAGTATTGATTCTGTCATATATTATCTTTGGCTTAATGTTAAGTGATAACTTTTTCGATAAGCATTTCTCTAGACTTGCCGTTCTGAAGGAATTAAGCACAATCATTGAGTATATAGGATTGCTATTTGCGGTACAGATCCCAGTTTTCATTTTACTCTTGGAAAAAATACGTGACTCAGAGGATATCCGACGATTTCCCCTTCCTAATGTTATTTATTTTCGTGAAATATTAGCCACCTATATTGTTCTCAGCTCCTTATTATTAGTCTCTCCTCGAGCATCTTACTATTTTTTCCAACTATAATAATTGCGGTAGTAAGTTCGTATGCAATGGTCCAATCTATGCAGTTACTGTTTGGGATTGGCCAATTAAAGCAACAAGAGAAGAAATACATCAAGGATCTTGTTAAAAGGTCTTTAAGGACGAGCAAGATGATACGTGCCAATGGGAGCAATTTCTTTACTGATCTGGAAAATTCTCTATACGTTATACATAGACTATTTACCAGTAAACGCGACAAGAGAGAATTAAAAAAACACTATCTAATACGAGTGTCTAAGGCAGGTGTTATCAAATCTATCAACGTAAAAAGGCTAGATGAAATAATCACGAGAGAATATTATAATAGAGCTCCGCAAACGGCCAAAAAACAATCGGTGAGCCGACCTTCAGATAAGAAGATAGCGCAACTTATACTAAGCACAAGACCAGGTTCTGACATTGAAGACCAGAGTGTAATTATGGAGCTAGTTTTGTCCGATAGCTTACCAGCTCCACACAAGAGGCTGGAACGTGGTTTACTAGATTGCATAAAGATAGACCCAGACTATGCAGATTCTCCAAATAGACAGCTAGAAGTTTTAGTTAAGGGCTTCAGGCAGCAGCTTAGAGGCGCTATTGAAAAAGATGATGAAATTGCTGTTGATGACGCATTAGTAATATATGAATTACTGGCTAATGCAACAGTAGAGGAATATTCAAATGAGAGCAGGGACTTTGATTATGCGACGGCAAAGAGTGAGTTTGAGCAGATATTTAGCGATAGCGTCTCTCGTCATTTGCAGAGTACAGTAGATATCATTGATGAGGCTTTCTTCTATGCCTTACGTACAGAGCGTCAGGATGCTACAAAAAGCATAATATCAAGCATGTACAGAAGCCTATTGAATGTATTTGATTCATTCAATGTAGTAGTTGCGGTATGCTCAGAGAAGATCTTCATTCATGCAATGTCAAGGACTATATACGACACAACATTGGAGAACACTCACTACAAAGAATATGTTTTGGAGTCATTGGCATTCAGACTCAAAGAGCACACTGGACTCCTCCTGTATAATTACAGAGAGTGTGATGAGTTGTCATCATTTAGACGAGAACAGTTAGAACAGTGGTTTAACGATCGTTTGAGTAATATGACTAGTTTTTTACTTGACACTTACAAAAAATCTCAAACATCAGCGTTTAAAGAGGTTAAATCAATATTTGATGAGATAGAGAGCAATTATAGGTTATATCATCAAGAGATAAAAGAACTTGCATGGATGTCTCGGTCTAGGCTTTTTATGGTTGCTGCTTATATCCACGATAGGACAAACCTTACACGTGAGCAGGAAGATATTAAAAAGATAATGGATGATTACTTGGGTGGTTTTTCTGCACAAGATTTAACAAAGATGCTCGTGAAATGTGTAGATAATAACTATGCTAGTGAGTGGCGCTTTGATATTTATAATTTATTCGCTGATAGGAAAATGCATCTTGTGCTCGACTTTAACCTTAAACTGAAGTCACTTTGGATCGAACGGATGCTTGCATTAGACAGCATCCCTGAAGACATTGAACATTACGGACGTGATGATATAGCAAGGACAGGCGCTTTTTCTGATTTTACAACAAGGGAGGAAAAACCTTTCATCATTCGTCGTTTAGCTGAGATGGAAGAGCAAGGTGAAGACGTATCCGTGCTAACTGAGCTGGTTAAAACATTTATCGACGAGCGAATGAAATATGAAGATGAGAAACTAATCGCTGCACCGCTTGATCAAGATAAAATTATAGAATTTAAAGAAGGTGTATTAGCAGGCTACAAGGAATATGCCCTAGCAATCTCCATATTTAAGCCAAATGGATATTTGAAAACTACTCAAACTACAAAAGCGACAAAAGGCTTCTTGAGCTATGGATGGAACCAAATCCAAGATAAGTATGGCTTTGTAAAAGACTGGCACATAGGAACTATACATCAACCTCATAGTTATGGCAGTGAGATAGCCGAATCTGAAAATAAACATATACTTGAAAGTTTATTTTCAAAACCAAGTAGAATTGACAACTTTGAAGAATGGTTGAAGAGATTGAAACGAAGTAGAAAGTCCTGGTTCGTCGTTAGTGTGCGGACGGCCGATTGGTATATGATAAGCGATAGAAAGGATGATATTGGTAAACAGATCAAGAATGACTTTAGCACCGGTGATATGTCTTTTAAGGGTCTGAACCAAGTAGTTCCAATATATCACGTATATGATAATTATTTACTAAAGGGGTTGTATGCAGTATCGATAGACGATCTGGGCAGGCTGGAGATAGTGGATAATAAGGATGAACCTATAGAAATCTCAATTGACGCATATTCCGACAATGATAGACTACTTGAAGGTGCCCTCGAGAGACAACCTGATTGGCTAATAGAAAAAGGTGATAGGGCCGCTCAGGAATTTTTCCTCAAAACGCAAGTCAGAATGTTTATCAAACACACCTTTAGATATAAACCTAAGGGCAAACGATCCGCATTTTATTATCCTATTAATGATAAGGATAGTGATTAGGCTGCATTCTAGCATAGAATAAGGACACACACTAGCAATTCTCACTCATCTTACATGAAAACTTGGCGCAATGCCGCTCCTCTACATCAGATTCATCCGCGCAGTTTTCATAGGATACCAATAGCGGCGAGAATGGCTATAAGGCAGACAGCCTAAACGTACACCTCAACAAAAATGCTCCACAATCTTATTGCCGGCGATACCAAATCCGGTCAGCGTGTAAGCGCTCGACATGATGGATTGCCTGTGCGGCGGCGACTGCATCCAGGCGTTAAAGGCCACGCGGCTAGTATGCAAGTCTGGCGGCGAAGTTTGCACCAGATTCTCGGCCGGCGCGTTACAGACAGCCCTCGCTTTAAGCAGTCCGTGCGGAATAGTTGTGCCTGGTTTATAATGGCTAAAA